CGGTCACCTCCGCGGGGCAACTTGCCCAGCCCCAGCGCGCGGTGACGTGGACCTGCGCGCGGTTCCCGCTGGTCGGGAAGCGCTCGTCGATCGCTCGAATCGTGGTGTAGGGCCAGCCCGTTGCGCCGTCCACCACGCCGTTGAGCGGCGCCAGCTCGTAGTCCGTCGAGGACCAGGTCGTCTCCGCCGTGCCGTCGTCGTTGTCGTCGGTGGCGACGACAAGGCCGGTCGTGCTCGAGATGTCGTCGACGAGCAGCTCGAAGGGGTCGACCGCACGGTACTTCCGGGTCGTCGCCGAGCCGTCCGCGTAGAACCGTCGCCCACACCAGCGGTCGATCGCTCGCGACGACGCCGTGATGGCCTGCTCGAGCGCCGACTCGGTGCCGACGCCGGTGACGCCGAGGCGCGCCTGCATCTGGGCGAGCGTGGCGTACCCGTTGGTGATCGTCACCGCCGCGCCACCGCGTAGACGTCGCCGAGCGCCTGGTCCTCGACGACGGTCACGTCGCAGAAGTGGTCGGCGAGGACCTCCTCGAGGCGGACCGGGTCGACGGCCTCGTACCACTCGCCGTCGCGCAGCTCGCCGCCGTCAAAGGCGGAGTGCGGCGCGCGGCTCGGTCCGGCGGCCGTGAAGATCAGCACGCCGTCGTCGGTGAGGATCTCGGCCGCGTGCTCGAGGAGCTCGGGCCACGCCTTGGCGTGCTCGGCGACCTCGCAGCACACGACCACCTCGACCAGGTGGTCGGGTTCCCACGTCGCGAAGTCGGCGACGACGTCGACGCCGGGGCCTTCGATCAGGTCGACGGAGGTGTAGGCCACGCCCGGGAAGCACGCGCGGACGGTGCCGTTGATGTCGCGCCCGCCGACGTCGACGACCGAGGTGGCCGGCGGCGCGTGACGGGCGACCCACGCGAGGGCGGCGGGGTGCATCAGCGCTTCTCGACCGGGGCCGGCGCGGCGAGGGTGTCGCCGTACGCGGCCAGGATGGCCCGGGCCCGTTCGGTCTGGCCGCGGCGGTGCGCGTACCACGCCTCGCGACGGTGGCCATCGAGAGCGTCGAGCTCCGCCGGGGTCATGGCGTCGAAGTCGACCGCGTCGGCGGCGGGAGCCTTCTTCGGGGGCATGGCACCTCCTGGGGGTTGGGGGCGGCCCCGCGAAGGGCCGCCCCCGGGTCAGGTCCTGGATCCGAGGATCAGAACGACGGCGTGGCGAGGCCGGTGCCGGAGATGACCGACACCGAGGCCGGGTACCGGCCGGCGGTGAACGCCGAGTACCCGTAGACCACGACCTTGACGGTGAGGCTGCCGCCGGTCGTCTCGTCGAAGCGGAGCCGCAGCGGCGAGCCGGGCTCCTCCATGATGATCGCCTCGTCGGCGTCGAGGACGATGATGCGGTCCTCGTTGGTGGAGCCACCGAGGTTCACCGGGATGTTGGCGTCGAGCACCACGGGCACGCCCATGATCGAGCCGACCGACGGGTAGCCCCCGACGTTCTCCGACACGCCCACCGAGTTGAAGGGCCCGTTCGGGTTCGGCACGACGAGCGGCCGGTTGCTCGAGTCCACCGAGGCCAGGAACCAGCCCCAGCGCCGCGGGTGCATCAGGGTGACCAGGCGCGCGGCGCCGTAGTGGTTGGTCTGGATCCGCTGGATGGCGTCGGCGATCTTCGGGACCGCCTCGGCGACCGTCGGCGAGGCGTCGGTGTAGGTCACCGCGTTGATGCCCGACGTGCTCAGGACGCCGAGGTGGGTGCCCGACGTGCCGTCGTCGGCGATCGCCGAGTAGTCGACCTTCGCGTGGTAGGCGGAGATCAGGTCGCCGAAGATGACCTGCTCGACCATCCGGCCACGCTCGAGCGACTGGCGCGAGATGTCCTGCTGGCCGGCGAACGTGCGCACGCTCACCGCGAGCGTGGTCTCGTCGAAGTCGGTCTCCTGCACGCCGCTGTTCTCCGTGGCCTGCACGGCGACCGCGGTGCCGGTGGTCTGCCGGGGGATGTTGACCGTCATGCCCTCGTCAGGCAGCGGGATCGCCCGGGCGACGTCGAGGAGCGGCCGGCCGGCGCGACGGGTCGGCGCGAACAGGTCGGTCAGGTACTGCGGCACGACCAGGGCGCCGAAGGCCGACGTGCCGACGTCGCGGAGCTCCACGCCGTCGGCGGAGCGGACCTCGGCGCCGTGGCGGGCGAGGCGCTGCTGGGCGCCGGAGTCGCCGAAGAACCGAGCGGCGAAGGCGTCCTCGAGGAACGAGTGCTCGCCGCCCTGGCGGTAGGTGAGCTCCTCGCGACCGACGCGCACCGTGGTGGCGGGTCGCTCGGGGAGGCTGGCGGCGACGGCGTCGGCCGCGGCGCGGGCCTCGGCGATCTCGACGAGCTCGGTCTCGCGTGCCCGGAGCTGGTCGAGCTCGGCGTCGATCGCCGTTACCGCGGCGCGGGCCTCGGCGAAGGTGGCCGTCTCCTCGGCGGTGAGCTCGGTGCGCTCCTCGGCCTCGGCGGCGGTGACGACGGCGTCGAGGCGGTCCTGCTCGGCGGCGCGGCGGGTGAGTGCGTCGCTGATGGACGCGCGGATCTGATCCAGCAGGGTCATGGCTGGGTCCTTTCGTGTTCGTGGGTTGGGTTCCCCAGGTGGGCTGCAGGTGCGGGTCTGGTGGTGGCCCGGGTGGGCTCCGGCGCGACCGGCGGCGTGCGGCCCGGCGTGGCGATCAGATGGTCGCGGCGACGGCCTTCGCGAACGCGAGGCTCATGCCGCCGGTCGCGGGCTGCTCGGTGCGGAGTTGCGCGACGGTGGCGGGGTTGGCGGGGTACGTCACGACCGAGACGTCGAAGAGCTTCACCTCGAGGATCCGGCGCTCGGTGTAGTCGGCGTTCCACTCCTGGCGGAGCACCTGGAAGGCGAAGCTCATCTCGTCGAGGTCGCCTCGGCTCATCGCGGACGCGATCGACTGCACGAGCGGCGACTGGCGGTCGAGGCCCTGCGGGGTGGTGACGTGGAGGCCGACGTCGTCGGAGTCCAGCTCGAGCGTGCGGGAGCGGGTGCGGGCGAGCGGGATGCCCTCGTGGTCGAAGAGCAGACGGACGTCGTCGCGCTCGAGGACCGACTTCGTCGCTGCGCCGGTGGCGATCGTCTCGGTCCACCCCCAGGGCGGGCCGCCGGCGACGTCGTAGCCGTGCTCGTAGACGGTGGCGTAGCCGTCGAGGATCGGGTCGCCGTCGTCGGTCAGGCGGAGCTCGATCGGCCGAGAGCGCGATTCGAGCAGTCGGCCGCGCTGCACGGTGTCGAGGTTGCGGCGATGCGGTGCGGCGTCGTCGCGTGGCCCGAGGTGCTCATCGAGGCGAGCGAGGACCGGGGCCGGCAGGTTGCGCAGGTCGGTGATCACTTCGGGGTCTCCTTCGCGGCTGGGGCGAGGGTCATCGCCGGGTCGTCGCCCTCGTAGGGCGGGAGGTCCTCGAGGGCGCGCACCTCGTCGCGCGACCGGATCCGGTTCCTGATGGCGATCTCGTGGACGTCGTAGCGGGTCTTCACGTCGCTGCGGAGGAGGCTGTCGACGTTGACCTTGACGTACTGGGTCCCGGGCGTGAGGTTGGCGAACGCCTCCTCGAGCTTCACCAGCCACGGGCCGTAGAACTGCTGCAGCATGGCGAGCCCGCGCGACTCGATGTTGGAGTAGGTCATCGAGTTGCCCGAGCTGGCCCCGATGTATTCGGGAGCGGCGAGGAAGTAGCGGGCCACCGTGGCGATGTTGCGGTCGAGCGTCTCGAGGAACTGGCTCTCGTTGGCTGAGACCTGGACCTGCTGGTACTTCACGCCGGCGCCGAGCACGGCCGGCTCGCGGCCACGGATCGCGTCGGTGAACCGCTTCTTGGTGGTCTTGGCCTGCTCCTCGTTGACCGCCTGGTCGGTGTAGAGGATCGCCGAAGGGTGCGCGCCGTCGTAGAACCAGCTCGACCCGAAGTCCTCGGCGGCGATGCCGAGACCGATCGCGGCGAGTGCCATCTCGATGGGCGAGATCCCGACGGGGACGCCGGGCTTCGTCCATAGGCCGCGGGAGTGCCAGAGGTCGCCGTCGGGGTAGCGGTCCACCGGCTTGTTGTCGATGAGGAACTCCCAGCGCGAGCGCGAGTAGCGCACGGTCACCGAGTCGGGGTGGATCAGCTCGATGGTGCGCGGGTAGCCGAGCTGGTCGCGCGAGGACACGATTCCGAAGGCGTTCCCACGCGTGGCCCAGCTCCAGAGGACCTCGCGCCGCCACTCCACGGCGGTCGCTTCGGCCGATGGTCGACGGAGGAACTGCGGCTGATCCCCTTCCGGGAGCCGGACGCCGACGCCGTCGGTCCGGCGGTAGGCGTGCACGGGCCAGGTGGCGACGTTGCAGAGCAGGCCGACGCACGCCGCCACGGCGGAGTGGCGCATCGCGAGGTCGGGGGTCACCCGCAGCGCGGTGGCGCGCGGTCGATCGGTGCGGAACCCAGAGGGCGGAGCGACGGTGCCGGTCATGGTGCGCCGCTCGGGGCGGCGGAAGAGGCTCACCGGCCGCCCACCGCGAGGCCCACCGCGAGGAGTGCCACACCGGCGGCGACGAGCCCGGCGGCGATGCCGAGGGCGATGGTGACGCCGGCGACGACGAGCGCGAGGCCAGCGACCTCGAGGAGGGTCGAGAGCAGATCCATGTCTTGCCTCCTCACCACACGTTCGCCGAGATGTCGACGACGGCCTCGGGGCCGACGTGCTGGAGCTCCTCGTGGCCGATGATGGCAGCGACGAAGGCGTCGATCTTGAGGTCGTCCTTCTCCTTGACCAGCGCGGTGTACCTCGAGCGCGAGGACTTGCCACGCACCGCGTTGAGCACGTGGCGGGTGAGGGTGGCGTCGCCGTCGTGGGTGAAGGTGCCGTCGACGAGGGCCTCGTCGAGGAAGCGGTCGATCGCCGGGCCCATCTTGGAGGGCTGGTTGGTGTCGAACTCGATGACGATCGGGTCGCCCTGACCGTCGACGCCGAACTCCTCGGACCAGTCGTCGATCTGGGACTGCCATCCCGGTGGGTCGCAGACCATCCGGCGGACGTTGTAGGCGTTGCGGGCGGCGGTGACCGCCGCGCGCACCTCAGCGCGCGGGACCTTCCAGTCGGGGCCGGCGTCGAGGGGCCGCTCCCAGATCCGCACCGCGAACAGGTGCGGGACCGGTGCGACCGCCCAGGCGACGAGTGCCGTCGAGTCCCTGTTCTTCGAGCCGTCGAAGGCGAGCACGATGTCGGCGCCGGCCGGCGGCCGTCCGCCTCGAGCGAGAGCGTCCCAGCTGGCGGGGTCCACCGCCTTGTTGTCGCCCTTCCACGGCTGGTTCAGGAAGAAGCGCCGGTTCTCCGACTCCTTGGTCCGTGGGTCGCGGAACAGGGCGACGATCCCCTCGATGTTGGCCCACTCGGCACCCGCGCCGTAGACGTGTCGGAGCGCCTCGGCGAGTGCTTCGTCGTCAGCGATGTCGACGTCGATCGGGGCCTCGCGGTGGTCCCACAGGAACCGGCCGTGAGGGATCTCGCCCGACAGGACCTGCTGGGCGTAGCCGTAGGCGGCCTCGGCGACCGATCGCTGGCCGGGTTGGAACATGGTCGTGGTCTGCAGGAGCCAGCCCGAGGCGATCTTCCGCTTCACGATGTTGCGCTGCACGGTGTCGAAGAGCTGGTGGAGTTCCGGCAGCGTCCAGAGGTGCGTTTCGTCGGCGGTGATGAAGGTGCTCTTGCCGCCGTCCTTCGAGGTCGCCCCGGAGGTGACCGGCTGCATGATCGAGCCCGAGCCGTCCTTGACGAACGTGCGCGTCAGCCCGGTGTCGAGGGAGAACTCGTCGGCGGCCCTGCCGTTCTCGAGCATGAACTTGGAGCCCAGGTAGACGAAGCCGGCCTGGCCCTCCTCGGTGGCGAGCGACAGCACCTCGCGGTACCGGGCCGGCCGGCCGACCGGGTCGCCGTTGGCGTCCCAGCCGTCGAAGCGGGTCGGGCCGAGGAGCTCGGCGCAGCAGAGCATGGAGGCGAGCTCGCTCTTCGCCCGCCCCTTCGGCCGGGAGAGCCACGCCTCGGTATAGGCCCGCTGGCCCTCGCGAGGGTGACCCCTCGGCTCGAGCTCGTAGGCCCGGAGGATGAAGCTCGACCACTCGTCGTCGAGCATGATCGGGTCGCCCTGGACGTCACCGGGGCCGTGGCAGAGGTAGGTCTCGATCCAGTCGATGACCTGCCAGCCCAGCGTCGGACGTGGGTCAGCCACCGGCGGCCCTCGCGGCCTCGAGACGTTCGCGTCGGCGGGCGAGCTCGTCCTCGGAGCCGGCGGCGGGTGCGGGAGCGAGTGCCTCCGCCTTCGGCGGTTCCCAGCGGAGCGACTGGCGGCCTTCGGGCGACAGCCCGTAGGACTTCATCAGCTGCCGGAGCTCCGACCGGTCGCCGCGCTCCTCGCGACCTCGCTCGATGCGATCGAAGAGCCGGATCGCCATGCGCAGCCCGGGGAGGTCGGCCTCGGTCCAGTGGCCGGACCACCACGAACCGAACCACAGGTCCCAGGTGTCGCGGGACGCCTTGAGCAGACCCGACGGCGGCGCCGGGACCTCGCCGGCCCACGGTTCGGCCGGCGCGGGGACCCACGGGTACTTCAGGGCGTGCCGATTGACGCGCTCGCCGTCCGGCTTGGGGGGTTTCGTCGGAGGCATCGGCGAGCCCTCCTCGATCCTCGGACCGATCGGCGGCGATCGGCGCTGATGTGTGAATCCCCGGCGAGAATCGACACGGATTCACACGGACAGCGAGACAGG